TTCCTCCTACATTCTGGCGTTTCGCTCACCGTCACGCTGTTCATCTTGCATCTTTTTCTTTTTCTGTTCACTGATACGCCCACCCCCGTGCGTCCCCTTCTTCCCCTACAAGACGCTCTTCCGATCTTGTGAAAACAAACTTGCAGTTAAACTTACAGCCGACGGTAGGTTAACCCCATGCGGTTTTTTTGACAAAGACGTTTGGTATCGTGGCATAGCTGACTTAATTATTCTAGACCGAGAAAACCAAGAAGCCCGTATCATTGACTACAAGACTGGCAAGTCAGCAAAGTATGCGGATACTAAACAGTTAAAACTGCTAGCCGCTTGTGTGTTTACACACTACCCTGAGATTGCAGTTATTAAAGCTGGCTTACTGTTCGTAGTATCTAAGGAGTTTATCAAGGAAGAATACAGCACCCACCATAGGCTGGCTTACTTTGAGCAATTTAAACCCCTTGTAAATCAACTAGATGCGTGCATTGAGAACGGGGTGTGGAACCCCAAACGTAACTTTACTTGCTCTAAATGGTGCCCTGTAACATCTTGCGCACACAACGGAGAACGAGGATAATAGGGGTAAAGGAACTTACTATGCCATATAAGAACAAAGCAGACCGCAAATATACCAACGCCGCTAAGTACGAAGATAGCCCTGAACAGGTTAAAAATCGTGTAGAGCGTAACCGAGCACGTGCTAAGCTAATGAAAGCTGGTAAGGTTCATAAGGGTGATGGCAAGGATGTAGCCCACGTAGTAGCGGCTGATAAGGGTGGTTCGATTAAGGATGGCGTGCGTGTAGAAAGCGCTAGTAAGAACCGTTCATTTAAAAGAGATTCAAAGCATAACCTAGTATCAGAGGTTAGCAAGCGGGAACGCAAGAAAAAGTAATTTGAAGAAGCCACAGGATAAGGTATGAGTGCCTAGCTGGCTGGGGATTGACTTCCTTTCATGGTAAACCGTATCAGTTAGTAATTGGTCTTTGTAGTTAGTGCTCACGTGCTAACAACCTTTCAGCCGAACGAGCTAACGGACACTGGGAAAGACTAGAAAAAATTATAAAGCTTGAAGCGGACACCGCTTTCAGGCTAACTTGCATCGGAGAAAGTTTTGGAAATTGTTGAAAACAAAGCAGTTTTGCTGAAGGTGCGTGACCCTAGCCGCATTACAAGCGTCATCCCAAAGAGTAAATTAATGTACTCAGAAGGAGAGAACTATCACGAAGTTCTTGTCCATTGGGGGCTTGAGGAAATGCAAGTTTTAAAAAATTTAAAAATAAATAAAGTACCCTCACCCATCGAGAGGCAGTACGTTTGGCCGGGTCAGTTCAAACCATTTGACCATCAAAAAACTACTTCAGCATTTCTGACCTTACACCGCCGAGCTTTTGTATTTAACGAGCAAGGCACAGGCAAGACCGCATCAGCTATATGGGCGGCAGACTACTTAATGAATTTAGGTTTGGTTAAGCGGGTGCTAATCGTTTGCCCGTTATCTATTATGGATGCCGCATGGCGTGCAGACTTGTTTACATTTGCCATACACCGCAGAGTAGACACAGCATATGGGGCTAAAGATAAGCGCAGAAAGATTATTGAGGGTGATGCGGAATTTGTCATTATTAACTTTGACGGCATTGAGATTGTTTCAGATGCCATTGATAAGGCTAATTTTGACCTGATTATTGTTGACGAAGCCAACGCTTATAAGAACCCGACCACAAACCGCTGGAAGGTGTTTAATGCGCTAATCAAACCACATACTTGGTTATGGATGATGACGGGTACGCCAGCGGCTCAGTCGCCTGTGGATGCCTATGGTATCGCTAAGCTAGTTAACCCTACGGGTGTGCCTAAGTTTTATTCTCACTTCAGAGACCAAGTCATGCAGAAAATATCCATGTTTAAATGGATACCAAAAATTAACTCAGAAGACGTGGTGCACAAAGTATTACAGCCAGCCATTCGGTTCACCAAAGAGCAGTGCCTTGACCTACCTGAGATTACATACCAAGAGCGGGAAGTACCGCTAACCTCACAGCAACAGAAGTATTACGACATCTTACGCAAACAGATGCTGGTCAAGGCGGCAGGAGAAGAAATTACTACCATCAATGCGGCGGCTAACCTAAACAAACTATTACAGTTATCCTCAGGCGCAGTCTATTCAGACACAGGCGAGATTGTGGAGTTTGATGCCAGCAACCGCTTGAAGGTACTGAAAGAAGTGATTGACGAGTCCAGCCATAAGGTGCTGGTGTTTGCACCCTTTCGCCATGCGATTGAGGTTATTAAAGACAGCCTAGAGAAAGACGGCTACACAGTAGACTTGATTCATGGGGGCGTGCCTGTAAACAAACGTACAGAAATTTTCAAGAAATTTCAAGAAACCCCACACCCAAAGGTATTGATTATTCAGCCACAAGCCGCTAGCCATGGTGTAACCCTCCATGCGGCGAACACAATCGTATGGTGGGGTCCTATAACCTCTTATGAAACATACGCACAGGCTAATGCTAGGGTGCACCGCAGTGGGCAAAAGAACCCCTGTACTGTAATTAAATTGCGGGGGTCAAGTGTAGAGAAGAAGCTGTATGAAGCACTGCAAAACAAACAAGATATTCAAGGAAGCATAATGGCTTTATACGGGGAACTACTTAGTTGACATTGTTAAGAGTTGGTATATAATAAAAGAAAAACGAGGAGAAGTAATGACAGCAATGCGTAACCCCGATGCGAAGCATATTGACTTTGCTGAACTTGTTGGGGTCATACCTAGCAACCCTAGGTTCTTACCATCTAACCTAGACATGGTGTTAGAGCGCAAAGGCTCGTTCCTAGTGGGTGAATGGAAACGACCAAACGAAAGCATTAGCAAAGGTCAGGAAATTCTCCTAGAAAATTTAGCTAAGAAGCCTAAGTTTCTTGTGGTGTTGATTGAAGGCAATACCGACGATGGCATGGAAGTAAGTAAGGTGCAGTTGTTTAACCCACATAAGGGCTGGATAGAGTGGGGAGATGACAAAGAGAGTCTAAAAGACCTGATAACACAGTGGTATGCAAGAGCGGAGAGGAGCACTAGGTGAGCGAACAAATACAGGCTGATAAACTAGCCAGCGCATACATAAAGATGCGTGACAAGAGGAAGGAGCTTCTTGCCCAGTACGAAGAACAAGACAAGAAGATAGAAGCACAAATGATTCTCGTAGAAGAAGAATTGCTGAAGTTATGTAAAGACATCGGAGCCGATAGCATTAAGACACAAGCTGGCACAGTGTTTAGGTCTGTACGTACTAGATACGAAACATCCGATTGGGAAAGTATGTATAACTTCATACTGGAACACGATATACCACAAGTTCTAGAACGTCGTATAAGTACAACAAACATGAAGCAATTTTTAGATGAAAACCCAACACTAATGCCAGTTGGCATGAATGTAAATAACCGCTATACAGTTACAGTAAGGAGAAAATAAAAATGGAGAACTTGCCATTGACAGTCGATGAAGTAGCGAAGATACTACGTGTCTCTCGCCAAACGATTTATGTTTTATGTAGGGAAGGGAAGTTACCTCACTTTAAAGTAGGGACAAAACTGCGATTCAAAAAAGCAGATATTGACGTATTAACTAACACAACTAAGACGGAGGAAGTATGAGCGAAGCTCAAGCAGCAACACCTGAACAACAAGAACGTATGCAAGCAGCTATTGCAGAGGCACAAGAACGAGCAATGCAAGAAGTACAGCAGAACGCACAAATCGAAATCCAAATGCGAGTACAAGCATTGGGTGCGGCAGTTAATGCTAACACCCCTGGTACTGAGCCTGAGGTAGTAGCTAGAGCGGCAACTGTATTCTTAAAATTCTTAAAGCAAGGAGAAGTAACAAATGGCTAACGAACTCAGTATGTTAAAAGGAAATCTACCAGCCCACTTACGTGGTGGCGTAGATGAAACAACTCGTGCCTTGATGGGCGGTGCAACCTCAACAGGTCCAAGCATCAAGCGTATCTCTATCAAAGGTTCTGTATTCCGTATGATGGTCGAAGGCAAAGAAGTAGCCAAGAACGAAGACCGTTCTATGAACATCATTATTGTCGGTGCGGCACAGTACAACTCACGTAGCTTTTATGAGGCTACATTTACTGAAGGTCAGACTGTTAAGATGCCTGACTGCTTCTCTGACAATGGTATTAACCCAAGCACTAAGAGCACATCACCACAGGCATCAGCTTGTAAAGATTGTCCACAGAACGTGGACGGTTCAGCACCTAGCGGTAAAGGTCGTGCTTGTAGATTCAGCCGTCGTTTGGCAGTGGTACTGGAGAATGACCAGCAAGGTGATGTATTCCAAATTACCCTACCAGCACAGTCAATCTTTGGTAAAGGCGTAGATGGTAAGTTACCTCTTGAAGCGTACGTTCGCCTCTTAGGTACAAACAACGTATCCGTGACTTCCGTAGTTACAGAGATGCGTTTTGACACATCTAGCGCCACACCAAAACTTACTTTCAAAGCAGTACGTTACTTGGAAGAAGACGAGTTTGCTAACGCCTTGGCTAAGGGCAAAACCCCTGAAGCTAAAGCGGCTATTGGTTTGACAGCAGCGGCAGTAGATGGCGCACCTCAGATTGCGGTAGCTAAACCTGTTGCCAAAGTAGAACCAGCTATGTCGGAAGAAGCCACACCTGAGCCGACTAAACGGGCTAAGAAGACTGAAGCAGAAACGCCTAAGGACATCAACGCAGTATTGGATGACTGGGCATAATAGTAACGGGGGGAAAGCGGGGAATACGTCGGCTCGGCGACGCTAAATAACCTGTAAATCTCTTATAGAGTTAAAGGACACGCTAGTACCCCCACCTAATAAGAATAATATGACTGGATACTCCCTAAAATTTGCTAAGGCTGTTGCCAAAGCTGACCAAGACCTAGTAGGTGTAATGCTAGGTAGGTTATGTATTGATAAAGATATTTCCGTAATAGAAGTAGCAAAACATTTTGGCGTATCTCGCACTGCTATATACGCTTGGTTTATGGGGAAAAGTACCCCCAACAAAACCCACGAAGTAAAGATTTATAAGTATTTAAAAAAGAAGGCGTAAGCCAACTGGAAAGGTGGTGCCACCACCTTGACAGGATTATTGTCGGCGCAATTTGAGGATGTAAATGCCTACGTGGAATAATTTTCTCTCTACGATACTACCCGAAGAAGGACTTGGTTGGTATTGCATAGGGACATACAAGAAAAAGACGCCACCGAAACAATATTTTTTTAAGACTATTGCAGAAGCTGAAGTTTGTATTCAGCAACTACTCGATGACAAGAAAGATGTTTATTTCGGTTGCTCGAAATTTATTACAGATGAAAATAGAAAGGCAATTAACGCAGGATGGCAAAAGTCTTTTTGGTTAGACTTAGATTGTGGTCAGTCGTATGCTGATGCGGGTACTGGATACCTTAGTCAAGGTGAAGCGTTATTAGACGTAAAGCGCCTATGCGCAGAACTACACCTACCTAAACCAAACGTAGTTAACTCAGGCAACGGCTTGCACGTGCATTGGGTTATGGAAGAATCTCTTGAGAAAGAAGAGTGGTCTAAGACTTGTGAGTATTGGAAGCGCCAGCTTAAGCGGTTAAATATCATCGCAGACCCATCTAAGATTACGGATGTGGCGGCGGTACTGCGTGTACCTGATACACACAATTTTAAATCTGACCCACCCCTAGACGTTAAATGGGTATCGCAAAGCCCAGCCATGGAGTACGAGGATTTCCGTGCAAAGGTAATGCAAGGGATTGAGATTGAGCTCGACCTTACCAAAGCACCTCGCCGTCCAATGGATGAGACTACCCGCAAACTCTTGGGTAATAAGGTTACGGTATTTAGAGATATTATGCGTAGTAAAGAGTGCGGTCAGCTTAACCATGCTTACCATAACCAAGAGACTATTGACTATAACCAATGGCGTGGGGCGCTATCTATTGCTCAGTTTTGTGAAGACAGGGACGAGGCTATTCAAAAGATGTCCGAGAAGCACCCTGACTATTCTTTTCAAGACACTATCTACAAAGCTAATGACATAGGCGGTCCGTACCATTGCGTAACGCTTGAGCGTAACAACCCAGGTCTTTGTGACGGGTGCATACATAAAGGCAAGATTACAAGCCCTATTTCGATTGGCGCTAAGATTGCTAAGGCTACTGAGAAAGACAATATAGTTACTTTAATTAGCGCTGAGATTGATGCTGAAGTTACTTATAAGATTCCTGAACTACCATACCCATACTTTCGTGGCAAGAACGGCGGTATCTATAAGCAAGGTTTTACTAGCGAAGATGGTGACGAGGTAGAGAAGGATAAGTTAATCTTTAAACATGACTTCTATATCGTTAAGCGTATGGAAGACCCTGAGTTAGGCGATATGGTTTGGATGCGAGTGCATATGCCTAAAGATGGCGTGCGTGAGTTTGCCTGCTCTAATCAAGCACTAATGGTTACCGATAGATTTAAAGATGCCGTAGCTCCGCATGGGGTGATTGGCACCCCTGAGGAAATGAAACAAATTATGAATTACATTACAGCGTTTGCTAAAGAACTACAAGACCGTGAAACAACTGAAAAGATGCGTACACAGTTTGGCTGGTGCGACAACGACACTAAGTTTATTGTGGGAGACAGGGAGATTTCAGCTAAGCAAATAATCTATTCTCCTCCTTCAAACACAACCTTATCCTTTGTGCCTTGGTTCAAACCTAAAGGTACTATGGACGAGTGGAAGCGGGTAGTAGCTGCTTATGGTAGACCTGGGCAGGAAGCACGTGCTTTCTTATTCTTGGCTGGTCTAGGTGCGCCCTTACTAAAGTTTACTAACCAAAAGGGTTTGATTTTCTCCTTGACGGAAAACGAATCAGGTACTGGTAAGACGACTATTCAGAAGGTTATCAATAGTATTTGGGGTAGTCCTGATGACATGATGCTTATTGCTAAAGATACGTTGAAGTCTCAGTTCCATCAATTCGGTGTCTATAACAACATCGCTATCTGCACAGATGAGGTTACTAACATGGTTGAGGAAGCAGTCAGTGACATCTCCTATGGGGTATCTCAGGGGCGGTCTAATAATCGTATGAAGGCTAACTCTAACGAGATGCGTCTGAATAATACCCGTTGGGCGTTGCCAGCTTTCTTCTCAGGTAATGCCAGTATGCACGATAAGATGGCAGCTTTAAAAGCCACACCTGAATCTGAGCAATTACGTATTGTAGAGATTGGTATTCATGCTGCACGTCTGAACTCCAGTCAGCGATGTA